GGGAATGGGGAGCCCGATGTAGCGCAACACCCAGAGGACCGCCAGGAACACCCCGGCGATCAGTACGACTGCCAACAGCACCCATAACAATCCGACGATTAGAGGCCCCATACCCATTGCTCCCGTGCTGCTATGGCCGCGGGCGTCGGCGGCGCGGGTCCGGCAAGAACTGCTCCTGTGGCGCCAGGATGCCTGGCACCACCTGGCCGGGAGCCGCACCTACCCGCGCCGCTATAGCGGCGTTCTGCGGGGCTGCTTCATAGGCTTTCTGGAGCGTGGGCAATATTGCAGCCGGATTGCGAGCCGTCAGGATCTCCGCAATCTGCCGGTTCATCTCATCCTCGGCGCGCAGCTTATCTTGCGGTGTGCCGCCGAAGATGTACCGCATGGCTCCCCGGTACATGGTGGGGATGCCGCCGCCCTCGGCCATCTGCCTCATCGTCCCCGGCGCCTGCATCGCCTTGTTTGCTTCCGATACCGCGATGCGGCCGGCGGTTTTGCTGTTCGCCGCGGTGCCGGCTACCAGTTGTGCCCCGGAAGTTGCCCGCTCGATTTCCCGTGTGAGGGAGGCCAGCTGTATCGGATCGAGAACCGTCGAGAGTTTGTCCTTGGCGGCGCGGGAGTTCAGTTGCCGCAGCGCGGCAATGGCTTCGCGGGCATCCTGATTCGGGTCCGATGCCGCCGCTTTCACGTTCGCCATCAGGTCATCGATGTGCGAGCGAAGTCCCTGCCGCACCGCTTCCAGTTCCGGCTTGGACATGCGATCTACCGCAGCCACCACCTCGTCGCGCCCGGTCCCCGCCTTAAGCAAATCGTATCCGATGCGGGTGGCTTGCCCGCGGCTGATGGCATCGGCCGCCGTGTTGAGCGCCACGCCATATTCCGGCACGAGATCGCCGGTCACGCTGCGGATATCGCGCGACAGATTGGTATAAGCCCGTGAGAAATCAGTGCGCCCGCCAAGTTTGCCGGCGTCCTCACCAGACTCTGCGAGATGTTTCAAGCCGCGGGTGATGTAGTCGATCTGCCGCACATCCGGCATGCGGGTAAAGCTTACGGTCCCGTCGTCGGCGATCTTCGCCAAGATCTGGTTGGACTGAACGCCCTCAAGCTGCATCAGCTCGTTGGCTTTGGTGATCGCCTTCGCCGGCACCCGAGATAGGAACCCTTCGAGATCGCGCGCCGCCGGTGCCGAATAGTCGATCGGCTTCGCATAGGCCGCAGTGTAGGCAGCATCGCGCGCGGCAGCGCTCCCTTGGCGGATGTCCGTGACCATTGCATTGACGCCCTGCGGCGCCCCCAGCACATCGTCCAGCGCCCCGGTCAAGGCGCGGTTGGCCTCCTGGCCGCGCTGCCGGATGGCTTGCCCGGCAACCAGCGTCCCCGGCCCACCGCGCTGCACCGTGTAGTCGAGCGCCCCGACAGCGCTGGGGCCAGCATTCGCCAGCATCCCTTCCGGCCCGGCCCTCGCGATGTTCTGCGCTCCTACCCCACCAGCAAAGGCGTCGTCGGCCGCCAGTGCTCGCGTCACGGCATCGCCCGCTGGGCGGCCCATTCCGAGCCCGCTGTAAGCGCGGCCAACCCGGTACGCATCGAGCGCCTTATTGACACCCGCTCGGCCGAGTTCGCCGATCGCCGGGGCTGCGGCACCGAGCCCGGCGCCGATGCCAGCGCCGATGCCCATGTCTTTCAGCCGGTCTTCGAGCCCGCTGCCTTCGCCGAAGCCCTGCGCCGCGCCATAGCCGGCACCTTGCAGCGCCCCGCCGGCAACCATCCGAGCGAGGCTCGGCGCTGCTGCCGCCGGCGCTACCACGGGCGCGGCTGGCGCCGCCGTGCCGAGCACACGTCCCGCCAGACCCATGCCCATCCGGCCTAGTTGGCTAAGACCCGGCACTGAGGCTAGAGCGCCACCGACCTGCGTCACCGCCGAGCCTATCGGATTCTCAGCGCGGGTCTGCGCCAGATCCTGTCGCTGCGCCTCCTGCATCAGATCGTAGCTTTGGCCGAACGGCTGGCCACGCAGCCTGGCCATCGCGGCGGCACCAAGCGAGGCTATCTCATCGCCATAGTTCATCGAGAAGCCCTGCGCGAGCGGCTGCGTCTCGCGCGCAATCGCCGTGCCGGAACCGCCCCGTTGCCGCATCTCCAGTGCGGCGGCAGCTTCCTGCCGCTGCTGCTGCGTCATGCCCTCCGTCTCGACATAAGGCTGCTGGCGTCCTGCCTCATCCGGCCCGCCGGTGATATAGCTTCGGTTTACGTCGTGAACCATCACACCAGGCGGCGGCGCTGCTGCGGCAGAGGCGCTCCTGATGGCTGCCGCCATATCGGTTGGCGACATCGTGTCCGGGAAAGAGACAACCCGGCCATCCGGCATTGCTACATCTGGCATGTCAGCGCCCCGTGTTGGGTACTACTGCGCCCTGCCCGCCATTCGCCGCCGGATCCCAGCGAAAGGGCGCGGCTCCAGGCGTGGCGGGGGGGGCTGCAGCGGCGCCCCCGTCGCCCCCCGTGCCTTTTGTCTGTAGCCGTTCGAGCGCAGCACGCTCCGCTGGCGAGATGGGCGGCGGCAGCGCCCTGATGCGCCGGTTCGCTTCCAGGTAATCCGGCACACCACCGTTCTTCTCAGCCACCTCGTTGTGTATCTGCGCCACACGCATGTCGTACTGGTCGAGGCGGGCGCCGATCGCGATCAATTCCCCGAAAGCCTCCGGGGTGTTGACCAATTGCGGGTTGATCGTGGCCATGAGCCCGCGTTCGTAGTTCGACATCGCTCCTTGGCGGGGGGCTCCCATCACAGCCAACTTGGTGGAACCCTGCCGGATAAGCTCGCCGTCTGGCACATCGGCCCCGGTGATCAGCCCGGCATCCCTGGCGTAGCGCTTTATATCAAGCCAGATCTCAGCCGTAGCGCCGGTCTTGAACCGCTCCGCCGCCTGCGCCAGTTGGCCCATTGTCTGGAGGTTTCTACTCGCCGCTCCTCCCGCTGTGTCCGCTTCCTCCAGCCGCTTGAAGCTATATTCGACCGACTTGGTCGCCCCCGCTTGGGCGCGGGATTTCTCTGCGTCCGTCAGATATTCCTTGCCTAATCCCAGTACGCTTGGACCCAAGACAGTCGCGGGAGGCTCGCCTCTGGAAATGCGGTTTGCTTGCCCAACCGTCATCGGCACCTCACGATTACCGATTACCATCGTGGTCTGCGTGTTCTCGGCCTGGGCTGCCGACTTGGCTCCTTCAACCGGCCCCGCCGAGCCAATCTTTAGCTTCTCCTTGTACTCCTCGATCGTCGCGTTATTGCGGAAGGCGATCTCTGCTTTGCGATCATCGTTGGCTGCGTCCCACTCCTTCTTGGCGAACTCGACGCCGTTGTTGTAGTCCGTCTCCTGCCGCCTGATGTCGGCCTCGAACCCTTTCTCCGTCATATTCAGCCGGGCTGCGTACTCCTGCTTCTGTCTGGCATCCAGCGACTCCCAGTGGGCCTTCACCATCGCTATGGCGGCTTGGTGTTGCTGCGCCTGGATCGTGAAGGGCTGCTTGGCGGCGGCCTCTAGCGCGGCCTTCTGCCCGGCCAGCGGCAAACTGGCGGCCTCGGCAATAAACGCCGGCACGGTGCGGCCCATCAAGGTGAGCGCGTTGGAGATCATCTGCGCCCGGTGCGCTTGCGGGTTGTACGGCTGCGCGCCGGCGGCGGGTGGGGCCTGGGCGGCGGGCAATGGCGGCACGGCCACGACACCGGGCATTGGCGGCGGGGCAGGGGCAGCCGGCAGCGCGGGTTGTGCCGGCAATGGCGGGCGTGCTGGGAGTTCCGGGCGCGGGGGCAGGGGGAGCGCCGCAGCGGGGACAGGGGGAGCGGGCAACGCGCCAGGAGCCAGAGCGGCAGGCGCTGGGGCAGCGGCAGCCGGCGGGGCCACAGGGACCGGCGGTGCGGGCGCCACGGCTGTTGCCGGAACTGGCGGAGCTTGCGCGGCCGCAGCAGCGATAGCCTGGGCGGCCGGCGAGAACACCCCGGAGCCATAGGGGGACGCCGGCATGTCGTCACCGCCGCCTCCGGCTTCCGCCGCTGTTGTCGGCAAGGTCCCGTCGAACGGCCGCGGCATGCTGCTGCCGGAGCCGCCGCCGGGCGGTCCACCGGGTATCTGCACGTTCGGCGGAATGTTAGCGCCGCTCCGCTGCCCCGGCAGGGTTGCCGTGAGATCCGGGCTGATCGGCTCGCCGCGCGAGTTCGTTTGTATCCACGGCGGGATCGCGGGTCGTCCCGATGCTCCCGTGTAGTCGGCCCGCAGCGGGGCTCGCCGCGCCGCAGCCGGTGGCACCGCAGCAGCCGGCGCGGGCGCTGCCGGGCCACCCGCCACCGCTGCCGGCACGGGGGCGCCAGGCGCTCCGAATGCCCCGGCATAGCTCGGCACCGCGGGGATAGCCCCGCCCGGCGCGGGAGCGGGTTCAGCTGCCGCCGCTACGCGAGTGCCTGGCTTGCTGCCGCCGGGGCCAATCCCCTGCCACTCGCCGATGCCAGCGTTCTTCGCACCGTGCCACGGCCCCCAACCACGCAACGACGCGTGCCGCAGCGCATAGTCGATCGTCGCCCGCTCGTTCTTCGGATCCGAAGGATCGAGCCCAGTGTCTTTCTGAAAGTTATTGCCTAGGCCACCGCCGGTATACAGCTGGAATGCTCCAAAGCTCGGCTCGAGCGAACCGTCTTTCTGACGTACCTGCGATCGGAACGTGCTCAATCCTTCGGTTCGGGCCACCGCTACGGCAACGTCGGGATCGATCCCGTATGCCAGCGCCCGTTCCCGGATATACGGTTCCACGCCGCGAGGATCGCCACCCGCAGGAGTTGCCCCGAAATTCGGCACGGCGCCAGTGCCGGGCGCACCCGCCGCCCCCGGCGCCTGCATCCCTACGGGTATTTGATCGGCTTGGCCCAAGAGCTTGATGGCGGCTCGCTGCGCCTCCGTCTCAGCCCCGAGCTTGCCGACATTGGCGCGAGCTTGCGCGGCCTGGCTGGCGTGCAGCTGATCTTCATCGAAGGTACTGCCGAATTTCTGCTGCCCGACGAGCCCCGCCCCGAGCGCGCTGCCAAAATTGCGCGGCTCGAGGCTCGGCCCGCCGCCCTGCAGCAAGCCGGCCCACAGCCCCATCATGCCCTGGCTGCGGCGTGCCGCGTCGTATTGCGCCGGGTCCATGTAGCCGGCGGCATCGAGCAACCCCGGTGTCGGGGCCGGGCCGCCGCCGAAGAAGTCGAAGATGCCGGCCATGCCTCAGCCCTCCCGCGCCAGCGCGCTCGCCGCCGCCCGGCCGTAGTCGACGGCCTTGAAGCCCAGGTTCGTGGTGACCACGGCTCCTGGGTCGACCCTCTCGACTTCGTCCGCCATAAAGCCGAAGCGGCGCACCGGATCGCCGCGGTAGCGGAACGAATGCAGGGGCAGACTTCCGATGTTGCCGATGACTTTGGTGTCTTCTTTCAGCCTTCTGTCGGAACCGAAGAGGAACGGCAGGAAGCTCATCGCCGTCTTGCCGATGCCACCGAGCCAGTCGCCGGCACCCCCTCCGCCGCCTCCCCCGCCGCCATAGTCGCCATAGGCCCCGTAGGGAACGTCGGCGCCGCTCTGCCAGTAATTGTTCGCGCCGTAGCCGGCACCGCTCCCGGAGCCGCTTGAACCACCCTTGCCGCCCAGCGCCTGGGCTCCGGCCCCGAGTAGGCCCACGCCCTGCGCCATCGGGCTGCCGTAGATCGGCTGTTGCGAGATCGAGCTCTGCCCCGTCGGCTGCCCGATCAGGGCCATGTAGTTCGAGAGATTCGTCCAAGGCGCCGATTGCTGCTGCTGATACTGCTGCATCTGCGCCGCGAGCCGCGCCTGGTCGATTCCCTGCAGCCCCGCCCCGGACTGCACCTGCGCATTGGCGCCGGTGATGTTGTTGCGGATCAGATCGCCGGCCAGCCCGGCCCCGGCAAGCGCCTGCGCGTTGCCCTGGTAATAGCCCTGCTGCAGCCCTTCCAGCGCGCGCTGCTGCGCCTGGGTGTTGGCAAGCCCTAGCTGCCCCGCGCCCTGCAGCAGATCCCCCGCCTGGTTGTACCCGGCGAGCCCGAGGCTGCCGCCCTGGTAGAGGTTTTGTCCCTGCTGCTGGTAGCCCTGCAGCGCCTGCTGCCCCGCCAGGTTGTAGCCGCGCTGCTGCGCCTCGGCGGCGCTGAGTCCGAGCGCCCCGGCGGCCCGCGCCGCCTCGGTCGACTGGCCGAGCCCGGAGAGGTACTGCGAACCGAGCGTCTCGGTGGCGGCGTTCTGCAATTGCCGCTCGCGACCGTAGTTGGTGCCGTAGATGTCGGCCGCCATGTTGCCAAGCGTCTTGCCGAGGTTCTGCTCGTTCTGGCTGACGGCATTGGAGAGCGATGGGCTGCCGTAGCGTCCGGCGGCGGCATAAGAGCTCTGGGTGCGGGGTGCCGTTGCCGTCTGATAACCGCGCGTTACGGCGTCCGACGCCGAGCCGAACATGCTGTCGAGATAGGGGTTGCTGTTGAGATAGGCGCCGCTGGCCTGCTGCCCCAGGAGCCCCATCGCCGGGTTATTTGCCCCGGCGGTCGCCGCGTTGTACCCCAGCTGCGACTGGTAGGGCTGCACCATGCCGGGGATGCCGGCGGCGTTCTGGTTCAAAAAGCCGGCGTATTGTTGCCCGGTATTGGCCGCATTCTGCCCCACTTGCCCGAGTGCGGCATTGCCCTGCTGCCCCGTTTGCCCCGCCATGCCGGCGTAGGATGACATGAGGCCGGCGTTCTGTTGTGCCAGCTGCTGGCCCGGCATGTAGCCGCCGGCAATGTTCTGATAGCCGCCATAGGCCGGGCTGTTCTGGATGCCGTACTGGCCCGAGGTGGAGGCGAAGAATGGGTTGTAGGCGGCCTGGTTCAGCGGCGTGGCATTGACGCCGGCGTTGTACAGATTGCCGTAGCCCTCGAGCTGCTGCGGGTACGGCTCGGCGTATTGGCTGCCGGGCCAGGGCGTCTGCGGCGCCTGCTGCAATAGGTTCTGCGCGCTCTGCCAGCCGCCAGACAGGTACTTCGCCTGCTCCTGGCGCAACGGATCGATGGCGGTGGTGGTTTTCGTGCCGACCTGGCTCGGGCCTTTACTCATGCGGCACCATCCTTGTTACGTAACCGCCGGCAATTCTGAACCCGGCCACCCGCGCCCAGCCGATCCGGCCGCAGCCCGACAGCATCGTGGCGCCGACGGCGCGGGCCATCTCTTCGAGCTTTGCCGTCAGGATCGGCGCCCATTCGGTAACGCCCGTGTCGTTACCTTTCCGGCCGCCGATAAAGCCCACGTCGAGCACCCGGCGGCGCGGGAAATCCCTCACCTCGGCGACAGCGACGGCCACCAGGGCGGCGCCGTGCTCGACGAACAGCATGGTGCAGCGCCCGGTGCAAACCTGGGCCAGCACGTCTTCGGGCTCAAAGCACCCCTGCGTTCGGGCTGTCGCGCGCTTCAGTTGGGGCTCAATCTCTCCCCACCGGCTCAGGATCTCTGCCAAGGGCGGGGTGCGGACAGCGAACTCCGCCGCCAGGCTGGGGACGATCTCAGCCAAGGCCGCCGCGAAACCGCCGGGGTTCATCAGCCGAAGATCGCCAGCCGGATGTATCGATCAGTCGCCACATCGGCGACGTGGTGGATCGTCACCTGGCCGGAGCCGGGCACAAAGTACATGCCGGTCATCGCGGCAGCTGCCGAGACGCTTTCCGGCATCGCGAGGATGACTGACCACAACCCGATTCGGTCGTCGAAGACGATCGTCTCGGTGCCTGTCGTCAGGATGATGTCGGCAATGACGTTGATATTGCCGGCGATCGCCGTGTTCAGCGTGCGGGCAATCCGGCTCAGCCATTCCGGGTAGCCCGGCGGTGGCATCGCCTCGGGCACCGGCGGCAGAAACGGACGACGAGCGCCACCGTCGACCGCTTGCGGTGTAACGGCGCGGAAGCGGGAGAGGCGCGGCAGCGGCATTAGCGCAGCCGGCCCTCGGGCCGCGGCTCGATCTCAACCCCGCTGAGGTGGGAGAACTCCGTCCCGGCCGGCAGCCGCAGCCGCAGCCGCACGTAGCGCCCCACCGAGCGCAGCCCGCAGGCGCCGAGGATATTAACCGGCACGTCGGCATCGTAGGTGACGCTGTCCCACTGCCGTTCGCGGCGGCCGACGGCGAGCGTCGCGGCGTTGCCGCTGCCCTCGATGAGCGCCCGCGCCGTGCCGTGCATTTTGGTGCGGCGGCCTGGCAAGCCGCCCTCGGCGGTTTCGACCGTGGCGGCTAGCGGCGGGCCGGAGAATTGGGCAAAGCGGTGCTCGTCGGTGAACACCCCGATATCGGGCTTGCTGCTGACCCACGCCATCGAATCGAACGATGGCGAGAGGCTGTCGAGATCGCCATAGGGGTCGAGGTCGTCGAGGGTGAGCGAGGATGAGATATTGCCCTGCAGCCACTCGAAAGGCTGGAGCTCGCACAGCGTCGCACGGTTCAGTTCGTAGTTATAGATCAACAATCGGTTGTAGAGGCTGCTCGCGGTGCCGGCGCCGTGATAGGCCCACACGATCAGATTGGCGTAGGGGACAGCGACCCCGACCATTTGGCTGCGACGTGCCGCCTGCAGATCCTCGTAGACGAAGCGGTCGAATTTCTGGGCGCCGATGTTCAGCGCCGCCGCTCCATCGAATGCCAGGAAGCCGCTGTCCGAGTACCAGTACGCCACCGAGCGTGCGCCTGACGGTGACGGCATACGGCGCGACACGATCGACCAGGGGGAGGCCGTGCCGGCGGCGCCCTCGGCCACCGCAAACGAAAAGATGGCGGGGCTGCCAACGTAGGCGATCCTGATGACGCCGCGCTCGAATATGGCCGCACCGTCAGCGCCGCTGAGGTTGCCGCCGACGATGCCCCGCAAGTGCCCGAGCTCGCTCTGCTCAAGATCCTGGAAATCGGACTGGCGCATGACCGCAAGGTCGGAGCCTGGGGTTGGCCAGTCGTGCGGGTCGCCGATGCTGCTCCACCACAGCCGCCGGGGGCGCTCCCCATCGATCGGATCGTTGGTGGAACCGAGAAAAAGAAAGTCTTTGATGACGGCGCAGTACTTTGCCTTCGGGGCGTCGGCCGAGAGATCCTCGAAAGCCGGCCCGCCGCCGGTGATGAGGTACGACTGGACGGGGTCGATATAATTCGTGAAAACGACAAGATCGCCGAAGGCTGTCGACGACCAGGCACCGCCGTCGTCATAGGCCAGCGTCGTGTAGCCGCCGGCCTGGCTCATATCCACCCAGTCGCCGCTGGCGTCCCGGAAGAAGCGCTGGATCGTCGTCTGCGTCGCGGCGAACGTCCACACTTGCCGCGTGGCATCCATCAGGGTGAGCGAGCCAAAGCAGCGCTCCGGCAGCGGCTCCGTGTTCGGCACCGGCGACGGCATCGGGCCGTATGACTTGGCGGTGCGCGGAACCACGTTGCGCGTCTCGGTGGAGCCGGTGCCGGCGGGCTGATCCGGCAGCCACTCGGCAAAGGGCAGCACCGGCATCAGGGTGTCCTTCGGGGCACGCGGGGCGGGTCTGGCCGGTCATCCCGTTCCTGCACGGAAATCTGCAGTTCGGCCTCCAGCCAAATCTCCTCGTCCCGGCCGACCGGCTTACCGGCCTGCTCCCACAATTGCTCGGCCCGCTGCCGGATCCGTTGCTCCCGCTCCGTCATATCCCCGGACTCAGGCATCATGGCGTCTCCCCGATTACTCGCACCCGCAAGGGCGAGCCGCCGGTCATCGCCTGGATGCCAGCGCGGCGGACGCGCTCGAAGCCTGCTTCGCGCATCTGCAGCCAACCGGCCACGCGTTCGTCATTGCCGATGTAGCCCTCGGCGCAGGCCAAACTGCCATAGAGGTAAAGGTCCGGCGCCATCTCCAGGAGCCAGTTGCTGGCAACCCGAGAAGACAGCGCGGGCAACCCCTGGATGTAGTCGATGACCAGGCCGAGCTCAGTGTCGGGGGCCGGCGCGATGCGCAGCTGCAGGCCCTCCAGCGTGTACCATAGCGGGCGCCCAGGCCCCTCCGTCATATCGTCGACGACATAAGGCGGGTGATACCGCAGCCCCCGCCCGTCATACATGACGCGGCGCAGGCTGTGAAAATCGCAGGGCAGCGGGAAAATGCCCTCGGTGCCCCAGATCTCGACATCCAGCTGCTCGCCGAAGCGGAACGACAGCCGATCGCGCGCCTCGGCCTCGAAGAGCGCGATGAACGATGGGACCGCAGGGGCGATCAGCGGATCGTCCGGTCGGCCGAGCCAATTCAAAATTTCGCTCTGAAGGGCGGTATAGGATTCAAACGGCATCAGAGCCGTCCTCCGCCTGTCCGAAGTTTGTAGAACTCCCTCGACGACAAGAGCTCGTTCACCTTCTTCTGATGGTTCGGATCGAGCGTGTTCACTCCCAGCGTGTGCAGCCATTCATACTGCACGATGTCGGGGATGCGAGCGACGTGCTGCATGTCGCCGCTCTTGGCGCCGGCAGCCGCTTCCTCGGCGTTGGCGCGCAGGATCTCGTCCACGTCCGAGCTCTCCCAGTAGCGCCGGATGATGAAGTTGTCGCCGTCGAACTCGATCGTGTTCCACGCATGCGCGACGGGATCTATATCGAGGAGGTATTCTGTTGCCATTGGGTATCCAAAAGAAAGGGCGGCCCACGAGGAGCCGCCCTGCCTGAATGTTAAGAGAGATCGAAAACGCCACCGCTACCGGCTTCATTCCTGGCTTCGAGGGTGACTTCGGCGTGCATGGCGTGCTTCTCTGCGTCTCCCGTCTTGGCTAGTTTCTCGCTGAAGATCGGTCGCAGCCACGCGAGCTTCCACAGTTCCGGGTTTATCAGCAACGCATCAGTCGCACGTACGACACGATCCGGGCGTATCTCGAAAGCCCCAAAATCGTGCACGTAGCGATCGACTGCCGCGTACAACTTCTCCGGGGCCGCATCCACAAACCGCGTGGCATTGCCGGTGAATGTAGACATCACCTGTTTTTGTTTCGGCCCGACGAGCATCAGCTTGGCTTCTTCGTTGGAGTTTATAAAGATGCTCTGGAGCACGTCCTTCAGTAGCGTCTCGGTAAAAGCCCGGGGCGTACCTGGGGTGCGTGTCCCCGTCCCGTCGGCTGCGGCCGGGTCTACGCCCGATCCGCCCTCCGACGTATTTGTCTTGAGCCACGACAGCACGGATGCACTCACCCGCGCGGTAGACGCAGAACCCGCCGACTTGGCAACATTCAAGCCGACGCACATGTGCTCCACGTCGAGCCGGATCTGCTTCCCCAGTTTTACCAGCTGCATACTGACTTCGCTGCTGCGCCCTGCCTTGTCAACAGCTTCTGCCGTGCCACTAACAATAAGTGTCTTTCTGAGGATCTGCGTGTAGTTCCCCAAACGGACAGTGGGCGTCACGCTGTCGTATGTGCTGATGTCATCGCCTTCCACCTGGGCATTGGCGCCAGGTGCCGCGAGAACATCCGTCTGCCATTCTGCTCTGTTACCCCGGCTTTCGCCGTGGAGCGGTCATTTCTGCCGCTCTCTCACGTTCTCACGCGAGACCGGACTCGATCATCACCGTCGCAAGCGCAACGGCGTCTGGCGTATTAGTCTCTGAGGTTAGCCTTCGCTTTCTTGGATGCAATGCGCGGCGCTCGTAAGGACCGACCGATCCCCACTCATCAACGCGAGCCTGCTTGCGAGCGATGTTGAAGCGGCAGCCGCTATCGATCCACGACTGCATTTTCACGTGAAACCGCATCGATGGTTTACGCCCCGGCTTGTTGGCTTCATGCCCAACCTTGCCGAGCCGCAACCCGATGCTTTCCATCACCCGCATCAGTTCCGGCACCCACGGATCGCAGGACTTATAGCCCATATAGAACGAGCGGTTGGTGGCCTGCCAATCGTAGCCGCGATGGCGGTGATTGGCCGCGACAAACCCCTCGCTGTCCATAAGCCCGATCACAAATTGCTGCCGTGACTCACGATCCCAACCGAACACGTACTCGGGAATGCGCGCCTTGCCGTCAGTATCGGCGACAAGCCTTTGCAATAGCGGGTGGTCAGAGCACAGCACGGTCCACTGCGGACTGCAATTGCGCCCCTTAGCCGGCTTCTCCGTGTAAGTGATACGTGCTGGGCAGGCAGCAATTGAGTCGAATGCCTGCTTCACCGCCTCAGCGAAATCTTGGTCGATAGTGTTCTGATAGTAGTAGCCGCGTGCATTAACGCAGCCGTCGCCAAGATAAACACCGAGGATATACGCGAAACTCTTACCTGCTGATTGGCCCATAATGTGCGTCTTTTCCGCTGTGGGGCACACATCTTCGGGCTATTCCAGCCATATAGCCAGATTTTACTACCACAAATGATGGTTAATGGTAGACGGCCTTAGCCGTGGTGCGCCCCACCGCTGTTACAAAGGGCGTTTCGAATGGGGTAATCCTCCAAATAGTGTTGGTCAAGTCTTCACGTAAACCACGCAGTTGGTACGTCTGCGCGGTACCACCTAGTACTGCCATGTGAGAGCTCCGATCGAAAAGGGTTCATTGGAGCCACTGCGCAACAATGCGAGCGGCGTTT